TGTTTCTGTATCGAAGATATGGAATCCTCGCAGATCACCCACGTCGTTCCAGAACATTTCGTAAGGGTTCCCAAGGTAGAAAATCCTACCGTCTGATGATCTGGTGTGATAATGACCAGAGAAGACCCGATCGAATTTTTGATATGGTTGGATGTCGTCTCCATCTTCCATTGTGTATCCATGGTGAGCATAGAACCCGTTGAGTTCTAGATGACCCATGGCAACCTTAGCGGTAGACTCACGAATCTTCCTATATGTATACTCGCAGTTGTCAGAGTTAATCCAAGGGATCATACAGATCTTACAACCGTCAATGTCTATGTCCTTACATTCAGTGAAAGTATTGACGTTATCGTACTCTCGTAGAAGCAGATCGATAGTATTGACTTCGTTAGTATTTTTGTAGAACGCGGTGTGATTACCGACCACGGAGTGAAGGGTAATGCCAAGATCTCGGAGACGGTCAAAATAATTTCTTTGCGCCCAGTCCAAAGAATATAGGTCAATACCTTTACGACTGTCAAAAGTATCTCCCATGTCGATGACAGTTGTGATACCACGTTCCTGCAACGTTGGAAAAAAGACTTCTTCGTAGAACTTCTGAAAGTATTCATGAAATAATTTAGAACCTTTCTTAAATCCAAAGTGCTGGTCCGTGATAATAGCAACTTTCATCTGTTAGTGCGGTATTGTACCGCGTCTTTTATTTGATTATACTCAGATGACTTATCAGATTCGTCTGCGACGAATACTTCGTCAAATCCAGATCTTTCGATAATCTTTTGTCTAATCTCTAGTTGCTTTTTCTCCTTCTGGATACGACGGAGGAAAGCATAGTGGATGATTTGGGTAAAGTAAGCAAAAGGATTGCTAGACTTCTCAGGATCAAAGTTATTAATATACTGAACACAGTTCTCAATTCCGTCACAAATCATGTCATCCTTGAACATGTAGTTGACGAAATTTGGTTTATAAGACAGGTGAGTAGCAATCTTTAGAAAACATTCACCTAGGTAATTTGTAATTCTAGGTTTAGGTTCTCCTGCTGCTTCAGCGTCTTTAATACCTTTTTTGTATACAATAATAGCAGCAAGAAACTCCTTATTGTTTACATAATGTTCTGATCTTTTACGGACCATGTAATATACTATTCTTTATACATTATAGCATAGCTTGACAAGATCGGCAAATGTATGTATGATGACTCTGTTCCCGTTAAAGGGGTGTGGCTTAGCTTTAAGACTCGTAGAGCTTCTCTAGAAGATTTCTTGCTTTATCTACCGTAGAAACATATCCCATCTCTTTAGTAAGATCAGGATGACCTACGTCAAACCCATGATTAACTACTTCTTTATAAGTGTTTACTATCTCTGGAGATGAGATTTGTGAGATTGTAATTACCTTAGACATAGGTAAGATATAAGTTTCATCATCAGTCATTTTCATCCAAGGTTCGAACTTATACCCCATGGGTATATTCGTGCCATGGGCACGAATCTCTTTACAAATAACAGGATTATCTATAACAATTGTTTCTGGTTTTTCTTTATCAGTGTTATCTACAACAACCATTGCTAAAATTTCTTCACCAGATACTAACTTGATGCTAGCATAGAACTCATCATACGGACTATCAGATTTTGATTGAGATGATGTCATAGTTAAACTTCTCTTCGTTGTAGTACTTAATTCTCTCTACAAGGTGGTTCAGGGTGTAGTTACTTCTAGACCCCTTCTTACAATCATCGGCGATGTCGTAAAGTGTTGCTTTTAATTTGTTCTCACTCTTTCGCAAGACTCTACCGATTGATTGTAGAGTTCGGATTCTTGACTTGCTAGGAGATGAAAAAATTACGTTGTGAAGATTTTTTATGTTAATACCGGTAGAGAACGTTCCAAATGACGCAATGATAATAGCGTCTTGTTCTTGCTCGGTAATTTCACGGACTGCTTCTCGTTCTTCAGTGTCAACACCACCGTGAACAAAAAATACCTTCCTACTGTCTGTATTTATGAGGTCATATAAACCCTCTCCATGTGCGGCAACCCGACTAAACAGAATGAGTGTATTACCTTTTAAGTCATGGGCAAGGTTCTTAATAAATCTATTCCTCTTCTCATGACCAATGATGAACTGTACTTCGTCCTCATAAGTCTCAAAAATTTGAGGATCATGCTTCATTAGCAGAACTTTGATATTCAGTTTAGCAAGATACCCTGCCTCCTGTAAGTCCTTGGTGTTGATGATTTTATAAGATGGTCCAAACAGACCTTCTAGCACCCACTTGTGAGTCTGTGTACCGTCAAGAGTTCCAGTAAATCCGTATCTATACTTCGCATCTGCGAGTTTAGACATGATGCTAATAAGAGATTTGGATTTAAATTGGTGTGCTTCGTCCCCGATAATGACATCGAACTGACCAAACCACTTACGATCCATCTTATAGATCGACTGCCAGGTACTAATGACAACATTTTTCTTGGCGATTCTCGTCTTGCCACCATAGATCTTATAGCAATTGTGCTGTGCGTTCCAACCATAATCCTCAAAGTCCTTGTACATCTGCTCCACCAGAGATGTGGTAGGAACAACAATCAAGACCTTTCTAGACTGCTCTACATGGTACCTACAAACGCCGTAGATCATCAAAGACTTGCCAGAACCCGTAGGACTGATTAGAAGGCGTCTGTTACGTCTCAGAGCGTCGTAAACACCTTCTACCTGATAATCCCTAGGTTTAAACGATGTAATGCGTTGTAGGTAGTCCTGGACCCCTTCCTGGGATACCATCTCATTCTCCTCATATGGGAGACCGTAGAACTTGTTACTCTCAAACTCAAACGTATATCCGTATCGCTGACAAAATACTTGCAGTTTATCAATTAAACCACAGTAGATTTCTTTTTTCTCAATATTAAACAGACGAATTTTTCCGTCCCAATACCTACTACGGTACTGAGGCATAAACTTCGCATTGGGAATATCAAACGTAAACTGATCTTGTAGTTCATGTTGAATGTGTGGGTCACACTCAACCGTTAGATAAACCTCATTCTTTTTTCTAATAACCAGATCAGCCATAACCAGCACTAAACCTACGCCATTCGATAGCGTTCTTGATTTGGTAGGTTCTATTGGTAATTTGCTTTAGCACCTCTTCGAGATACTTGAGCATAATGTCGTAATACTCAATTTTGAGTTTTGCTTTCTGCATCCGCTCGTCAGCGTCGAGATACAGTTGCAACTCTGCTTTGTCTCTTACTTTGTATGGAAACGGTTCGTCGATATAAATCTGCGAATCCGCTTTCCCAGAATAATACTTACGACGTTCCAGTAGAATACCTGAAAACACAGTCTCTGCTTGCTTTTTTAGCGACAGTGTTGTATTATATAGGTCGTAATATTTGGCGTGTAATTGGGGAACCTTTAGCGACTCTGTGTCCAGCTCATCTGGATTGATAACAGAATCGGTTGCCCACATTTTCTGGATAACTTCCAGAGAAAAACTAGACTTCCTTTCCATCAATGTTCATCAAATCAAACATAGTGTATTTGAACACTGCCGTAGCAGTAAAATATTCTTGTTCCTGAATTGTGGCATTGAAGGGAATACCTTCTAAAGACACAGGAAATATATCTCTAAACTTTACTCTTCCCGAAACCCTTAGACTGCTGTTTAGAATCAACAGCGTAGCATCACTGCGGTTGTCGAGTTTAGACTGACCTAGATCTTCTGGATATCCTAGTTCGCGCATCCAGTTGTAGATCTGGTGGTAGTTTTCCATGTTCTCATCGACAAGGAAATCTACTCTTAGATCTTCATACTGAATCTTATCGCCAGGAATAGGAATATCTCTAAGATAGTTTGACTGTCTAGCAGTTCCCATAGAAATACCAGGCAGATTTGCCTTGTTACACAAGAAATCTACCTTACGACATCTATTCAAAACCAGTTGGAATCCACCAATAGAAAGAAAATTCCTATTAGATACCTGATTCAACTTGCACGGATTGTTAGACATCAGTTTCCCAGTCTGACACTATTTAGTAACGATACTCTTGGATATTATCTAGCAACTTGTTAAGCATAGTATGAGCACCTTGATGCCATTCATCACCTTTACTTTGGTATTTTCCATCATACAATTCTTTCTTCAGTTTCATTGTACGATTAAGGATCTCTTCTCGCTCTAATCTGTTCTTAGGCATATGCGTTTTTGACTCCCCAAAAAACCAAGTAAATTACTGGTGACAGAATGAGCGATGCTTTTATTAACATGGCACTACGTTCACGTATACTAATTATAGCAAAACATAAAAAAAAGACCCCCACTTGTGTGGAGGCGCTGACTATTTGTAGCAAGAATCACATAAGCACTTCTTTACAGATTCTTTTACACGATGCTTGATTTGAGGTATCACACTCAATCAAACATTCATAATAATCGTTTAGTAAATTTTTTTGATTTTCGTATTCCTCCCAATTTTTTACATCGTTATCTGAACGACCCCATTCTGATAATTGGTTACTCGATAGTAGGTTATGCATAAGGTTGCATTGCCAGAGGTCACTTTATATAGTATACTTTGTGTTTGTTTACTAACATTAGTTGCTTTTTTACATTACTACAAATTAGTACACATAAAAAAAGAGACCCCCGAAGGAGTCTCTGTACGGTATATAAACCGTGATCACATAAGGTTTTGGACCTTGACGCGACGGTAGTAGCGGTTGGAACCAGCAGTGATACGTCCGAGACCCTGTGTGGTGCCTTCGGCGTAGGGGTTCGAGACCATGCCGTAGCGAGTCTTGAATCCGATTTTTGGCTGGAAGGTGTCCTGACCGACGGCACGAACCATCTGGAGAGGAACATAAGGACAGTAGAACAGACCTGCGTCGTAAGGGGAAGAACCCTTATAACCCATGACGTAGTACTGATCAGCGGTCAGGTTAGCAGCGAAAGGATCGATGTAGACCTTGAAGCGACCATTTAGCAAACCAGCGAAGGTGTTGCCGGTGTCGTCAACGGTTAGGTTGGCGTTCAGGGCAGGCGTATAATCCAGTTGTCCAGCAGCGGCTAGAGCAGAAGCAACGTCAGCAGAGCAAAGGATGATGTTACCCTTCCCGCGACGAGTTCTCTGAGCGATTGCGTTCGCATCTCTTTCGAGTTGGAACATCATACCCTTAAACTTCTCAACCATCCAACGTCCGTTGGAGTCAACGTCGAGGTCGAACACGCCACCAGTGGCAGTGTTGGTTTGGGCACCAGGCTCAGCAGCCTTGTAGATGGTACGGATGATCTCGCGGTTGATCTCAGCAAGAATCTCAGTGCTGAGGATGTTAGCGAGTTCAGCCTCGGCGTCTAGACCGTGGATCGCCTTAAGGTCCTGAGCAAGCTCAAGTGAGTACTCAGCTTTCAGTGCTCTGGAGCGAGCAGCAACAGTGACCTT